AAAAGATGGTCTATTGAAGGTATCGTTAGAGAAGATTATACCTGAAACAAAAAAACCAAGAACTATTGACATTCGATAGTTATAATTCACTTAAAGGCCGACTAAAATCGGCCTTTTTGTGTTGTAAAAATAAGTAATTGATTTTATTGCCTTATTTCTTTTCCACAAAGCTTGCATTTTTTAATAATGTATGGTATATTGGTATTATCACTATCTAAAAATAGTGGTAAATGTGCGTTGACTTATAGTAGTATAAGTTAACAAATTGAAACTGCTACCTACAGTAGCAAAAATAATATGAAAGGAGTTACCTATGGTAATTCGTACAAATGGCCGTAGACCATTAATATCTACAAGCAAAGACTATACTCTAACAAGTTCTTTAGTTAGAGATTTAAAAAAACTAACAGCACTAGACCTAAGCTTTCAAAGTGAACAGCGATGGGATTTGGAACAAAAATCAAAATATATAAGCAGTCTAATACTAGGTATGGCACCTAGTAAGGTTATTCTTGCTAATATAGATGAATGTTTAAAAAATTCTCAATCAGATAGTTGGGACTTTATATACTTTAATAATTGGAAACAAAAAGGATTCCAAAAGATATCAATTGATGGTAATAACAGAACAATTACTATTGATGAATATATGAATGGAAAAGTATCCATAATACATGATGATTATCAAATGCCAAATGGACAGATAGTTGTTATCGACAAAAATAATGATACTTGGTTTAAACATCCTATTGTTTTTAGAAAATATATTGAAGAAAATATATTTTTAACAGTAACCGAATATACAAACGCAACAAGACAAGATTTAACTAACTTGTTTATTTGTATTAATGATGGTTTTACATTAAACGCACAAGAATTAAGAAACGCTATCTTAGTTCCTTATGCTGAATGGGTAAGAAAAATGACTTTATTAACATATAATGATATGTTAGTAAAAGTATTTCCTACTATCAAACAAAAAGTGAGACGAGTTATTGATGATTATATAGTATCAATGTCTATTTTCACAACTTATGGTACAGAAAAATCAATTCAAGGTGCTGAAAAAAATGCAGCTTATGAAGATGATTCTACCGTATCACAAAAAATATCTTTAGATAGAGCAGAAAAATTAATTAAATCTTTTGCTTCTTTTGTTAAAAAGAATTGTGGTGAAGAAATGAAAAACCATAGTACTCTTTTTAATCTTTTTATGGTATATACTTATCTTTTTGATAATGAATATATTATAAAAAATGATAAAATTTTTTATGAATGGTTTATAAAAAGCGAAAATAAAAGAATATCTAATACTAATACTATAATGACAACTGCAGGAGGTGAAAGCAGAACTTACGAATCTTGTAATTCTACTATGTCATCACCTGAATTAAAAGCAAGATATAAATTATTAATTAAAGAACTTGCTTTGGTGGTTGATGTTCATGCCGAGAAAAAAGACAAAATTCGTTTATTTTCTCCTCAAGAAAGGTATAAACTTTGGGAAAGACAAAATGGTATTTGTCCTGAAACAGGAAAAACTATACTCGAGTTTGAAATAAATGACGATACAAAATGGCATGCAGATCATATTATTCCTTATTCTAAAGGCGGTAAAACTACTTTAGAAAATGGACAGTTGATCGATAAGTTATCAAACTTAAAAAAATCAAATAAATTATCAATTATAAGATAATATAAAAGTGGCCAAGGATGCTTGACTTCCTTGGCCACCTATGTTAGGTTAATAATTGCGGATGTAGTATAAAAGTATTATTGTAGGTTTCCAACTTACAGAAATTGGGGCAGTACCAGTCATCCGCTCCAAAATTATATGATGAAATTAATTCACAAATTAGGCCACTATCATTCTAAATTATTTGCATACGTTGGTAGAAGAGCACAAGAATCTAAAGTTTGGGCAATACTATTAACAGTAATAATTATATACGAATTTATAGAACATATAGTTTATCCTATATTAGTTCCTTATTTACTTTATATTCAATGGGTAAAATAGATTGACTTTTAATAAAGTTTGTGATACATTAATATTATGAAATACAATGAAGATAAAATTTTAAAAGAAATCTTAGATTACATTCAAGGTACTTATGGTCAACATTACTCTACGGGTAAAGATGGCTTTCAAGTGCAAGATTTATTTAAAACTTTAAAAATTGGAAAAGATTTTTGTCATGCAAACGCAATTAAGTATTTGTGTAGGTATGGTAAGAAAAACGGATATAACCGTGCTGACTTATTGAAGGCAGTACATTATGTTATATTATTATTAAACTATGATAAGGAGAACGTGAAATGAACCTAAGTACAGATACATTATCCATTTTAAAGAATTTTAGCGAGATCAATAACAACATTCTTTTTAAACCGGGTAGCAAGTTAAATACAATATCTGCTATGAAAAATATATTAGCAGAAGCAACAATCACAGAAAAATTTGATACAGAATTTGGCATCTATGATCTAAATGAGTTTTTAAGAGCGGTAGAATTATTTGATAAACCTGCTGTTAAAGTCAATGGTGCAAACTACGCTTTAATCTCTGATGAAAAATCTAAACAAGTAATTAAATATTTCTTTGCTGATAAATCAGTATTAGTATCACCTCAAAAAGGTATTAATATGCCAGATAAGACAGTAGCATTTACTTTGAAAAAAGAAGATTTTGCTAGAATACAAAAGGCAGCCACAACATTAAATTTACCAGATATCGCAATTAAAGGTAATGGTAAAATAATATCTTTTGTTGCAACAGATAAGAAAAACAAATCTTCAAATGATTACTCTTTAAATGTAGGTGAAACAGACAAAACATTTACAGCTTACTTTAAAGCAGATAACTTCAAGATTATTTCTGATGATTATGACGTTGCTATTTCTAAAGCAAAGATCAGCCACTTTATAAACAGAAGTAAACCAGTACAGTATTGGATAGCATTAGAGCCAGATTCGGAGTTCTAATATGAAATTCTCCAGAACGGAATGGCATCAAGTCGCTTCTGAATTTCAATGTGATCTTCCTGATGAAGAAGTCATAAAGATATTTGGTTCAGTACAACGCTTAAAAGAAATCATATCACATCAAGAGCAACAATGGGGTAGTGATATAGAACCTATTGGCAAACCTCCAACAGAAGAAGAAAACGAGTTGTTAGACGAGGCTTGTGCTAATTATTCTGAAAGAGTTGATGATTGGTGGACAGATCGTAAAGGTGGTTACGAAGTTAGTTATAGTTATGAAAAATAAATTGAGGATTATATTATGTCAGACTTTTTGTGGGTTGAAAAATACCGACCAAAGAAGATACAAGATTGTATCTTATCAGAAGATTTAAAACAAACTTTCTTAGAGTTCGTTAAGAAAAAAGAAATACCTAATCTGTTATTATCAGGTACAGCAGGCACAGGTAAGACTACTGTAGCTCGTGCTTTATGTGATGAAATAGGTGCCGACTATATTATCATAAACGGTTCAGATGAAGGCCGCCAGATTGATACATTAAGAAACAAAATCAAAAACTTTGCTTCTACTATTTCACTTACCAAAGATGCCAATCATAAAGTTGTAATTATAGATGAGGCTGATTATATGAACGCCGAATCGGTACAACCAGCATTAAGAAACTTTATTGAAACGTTTTTTAATAATTGTAGATTTATCTTTACTTGTAACTATAAAAACAAAATCATACCTGCTCTACATAGTCGTTGTACAGTAATTGATTTTAGAATTGTCAATGGTCAAAAGGTAAAAACGGCCACTCAATTAATGGATAGACTATCTATTATATTAAAAGATGAAGGCGTTGAATTTGATAAAAAGGTATTGGCAGAAGTAATACAAAAATATTATCCGGACTTTAGAAGAACTATAAACGAATTACAAAGATATTCAGTCCGTGGTAAAATTGACAGTGGTATTCTTTTTAGTTTATCAGAAGAAAATAATAAAGACCTTATTGTAAAATTAAAAGATAAAGACTTTAATGGTATGAGAAAATGGGTTATACAAAACCTAGACAAAGAACCTAGTGCTTTGTTTACAAGTATCTATGATGTACTTTACGAACATTTAGAACCTAAATCAATACCTCAAGCAGTATTAATTATTGCTGGTTATCAATATAAGGCGGCCTTTGTTGCTGACCAAGAAATTAATATGGTGGCCTGCTTAACTGAAATAATGGCTGGATGTAAATTTAAATGACAATTATATTAAAAAACCTCATAAACAATTGGAAATTAAATAAGTCAGAAACGCCATTACGCAGTTTTGTTAAAGCTTACAGTTACAGATGTTGTGGTACCTTAGCAACAATAATAATATCATATTGTATTACAGGCAAATTTATAGTTAGTTTAGGAATAGGAGCAGTTGAAATGATTGTTAAACCATTTATATATTGGTGCCATGAACGTGTATGGAACAGGATTAAATGGGGAAGATAATAATAAGCGGGCATAGTTCAGTGGTAGAATAATAGTTTACCAAACTATAGGTCGTGGGTTCGAATCCCACTGCCCGCTCCAAAATTATCCAAAATTATATGTACGAATTAAAAGATTATTTAAAAGCGATTAATGAAACAAAAGAACCACTACTAGACAGTGATGATTCTACGTGGGAAAAGAAGTATCCACCATATATTATAAATCGTTGTCTTTCTATGTTTTGGGACACATTAATGCCGGCCAATGAAATGAACGGGCTACACTTCTTGGATAAAAAGTTACAATTTCATTTTTTAATAAATAGTATCAGAAAAAAGAAGCGATTTGGTGGTAAGTGGTTATCACAAACCAGGTTGAAAGATTTAGAGTATGTGAAAGAATACTATGGTTATAGCAATGAAAAGGCAAGAGAGGCCTTAACTTTATTGACCAAAGAACAACTTGAACATATTAAGAAAAAATTATACAAAGGTGGGAGAGAGTAATGGTAGATAATATTAAATGGTCAATAGAGGACATGTTAGAGGTAACAATCAAACAGCCTGATGACTTTTTAAAAGTAAGAGAAACACTTACTAGAATTGGTGTAGCATCAAGAAAAGATAAGACTTTATTTCAGTCATGTCATATACTTCATAAACAAGGCAAATATTACATTGTACATTTTAAAGAGTTATTCGCTCTTGATGGTAAGACTGCTACATTATCTGAAAACGATATTCAAAGAAGAAATACAATTGCAATATTATTAGCAGATTGGAATTTAATTAATATAGTTAAAAAAGAGGCGGCTGAAAACAAAGCACCTTTAAGTCAAATTAAAGTACTACCTTTCAAAGAAAAGAAAGATTGGATACTATCGGCAAAATATAATATTGGTAAAAAAGTTACTAAAGATAATGAAACAAATGGTGAATAAATGCAAGTATCTAAGTTTAGAGACTTTATAAAAGAAGAAAGACAACAGGATGAAAAAGATCCTATTACTGTTGTTATTATTAGTAAATCTTCTCCTAAAGTAAGACGACAAAAAACAGGTAATAAAAAGACCAAAAAAGAAATTACCGTAAGTTTTGTACAGAAATCTTGTGCTAAAAGAAAAATACCGTGTTACGTAATCAATACTAAATTCTCAATCATCACAGATAAAGACGAAGAAAAAAATACATTAACAATTTATAATTATGACGGTGAAGATGGTGAACACACATTCATTGGTAAGAATACAGTAGTTATCACAAGAGCAGGTGCTATAGAGGACGAAGCAGGTCTTTCTTTGATATCAGCATTTCAAAATTCTGGTGCGTTTATGTTAAACACCAGATCAGCAATGTTAACATGCGATAACAAACTAACTTCAGCATTGTTATTTGAAAAGTTTAATATACCAACTCCAAAAACTGCCTTCATATCAAACGAAAAGAATTTAGATAACGCATTAAAACTAGTAGGTAATAAATTTCCAGTAATTGTAAAAACATTAACAGGCACACAAGGTATTGGTGTAGTTAAAGTAGATAGTTACGATTCATTAGTATCAGTAGTACAAGCATTGTTTAAACATGATGCTGAATTGTTATTACAAGAATACATGCCAACAGATTCAGATGTAAGAACATTCGTAGTAGATAATAAAATATTTGCATGTACTAGACGTGTTAAAAAATCTGGCGAATTTAGATCAAACGTTCATAGAGGGGCTATAGCAGAACCATATAAACTTTCAGATGAAGAAATAGAAATTGTTTTAAGAACAGCAAGAGCATCAAAAGCATATCTTGTAGGTATAGATCATATAAAATATAAAGGTAAAATTTACGTATTAGAAGCAAACGGTTCTCCAGGAACTGGTGCAGATTATGAAGGATATCATTACGAAGATTATATTGATACACCAGATACTACAGGCCCAATTAAAGGTAGTCAATTGGTAGATAACGTTATAGAATATATTTCTGATAGAAAACATTGGGATAGACAATCAATTGTAGAAGTAGGTTATTTAGAAACAATAGAATTATCTACAGTAGGAAAAGTAAGAGCAAAATTAGATACAGGTAATGGTGCAGAAACATGTGCCTTACATGCAGAAGAAGTGGAAGTTGTTGATGGTAAAGTTGCATGGAAATATAATGGTAAAAAGCATACAAGCAAGTTAGAAGGTTACCATAAAATTTTTAGAGCCAATACAAATGATGGTGAAGGAGAAAAAAGACCAGTTGTTAAATTAGATTTAACATTTAATGGATTTACATATAAAGATGTATTGTTTGGTCTTGATGAACGTAAAAGATCAGCGTCAGACGTATTATTAAACAGAGACATCATTAGAAAAATGAATGCTTCGGTAAATCCAAATAGAGAATTTGTATTAAGTAGAAGAATAAAACCTATTGACAAAAAGTAAATAATAGTATATAATGATTGTATTATGTCAGAAGTAAAAATCTTTAGATTAAGTACAGGTGAAGATGTTATCGGTCAAAAATCAGAAGATAGCGATTCAAATTTAACTAATATAAAACAACCGTTCGTGATTGTACCAATGCAATCAAAACCAGGTGGGCCAGTATCTTTGGCGCTAACACCATACATGCCTTATTCTGAATCTGAAACTATCGTGTTAAAAACAAGTAACATTATAACAGAAGTACAACCAAAATTAGAAATCAAAAATTCTTATAATCAGCATTTAGGAACAGGAATAATTCAAGCAAAGAAACCTAAACTTATTATAGATTGATGATTACAGTATATTTTGTTAGAAACGGCCTGAAAATTAGGGTTGAAGTTCCTATTGGCATGACCTTAATGGAAGCCGCAAAGAAATATAGTAAAATAGATATACGAGAAATAACTGCTGATTGTGGTGGCTCTTGTGCTTGTGGTACTTGTCATGTTATAATAGATGATCGTTGGATTGGTAAGATTGCACCAATGAATGAAAATTATGCAGAATTGGATATATTAGAATTTGATAAACAATATAAAAAAGGATTGAGTAGATTAGCATGTCAAATACAATTAACAAAAGAACATGATGGTTTAATCGCTCATTTATTGGATGAAGATATTAGATAATGAACTTTTACAAATCAGTTATAGAACATAGAGGTAAACTTCTTATTAGAGGTATACATAACGGCAAAGAATATAAAGAACGAATAGACTTTGGGCCTACACTTTATTCATTAACACAACAACAAACAGAATTTAAAACCTTACAAGATCAGTATTTAAAACCTATTACTTTCAAAACTATAGATGATGCTAGAAAATTTAGGAGAGAAGTAGTTACTGATAATTCTCCTATTTACGGCCTAGAACGATATCATTATCAATATATTAATAAATTTCATTCTGATAATATAGATTGGGATAAAAAATTTATTAAAATTTTTACATTAGATATAGAGACTAGTTGCGAAAGCGGTTTTCCAGATGTTCAAAATCCTATAGAAGAAATACTTTGTATTACAGTTAAAAATCAATCTAATAAACAAATATTAACTTGGGGAACTGGTGAATATAAAACAGATAGAACTGATATAACTTATGTAAGATGTAAGTCTGAAAAAGAATTGATGTTTGAGTTTATGAAGTTTTGGATTAAAAACTACCCAGATGTTACAACAGGTTGGAATACAAAGTTCTTTGATATACCTTATTTACTTAGTAGAATTATATTAATTGCAGGTGAAAAAGTTGCACAAAAGATATCGCCTTGGAATTTAATTCAAAAAGAAGAAATATTAGTCAGAGGTAGGCCACAAACAGTTTACAATATATTAGGTATTACAAACTTAGATTACTTAGACTTATATCAATGGTTTATTCCTACAAGGCAAGAAAGTTATAAGTTAGATTTTATTGGCGAATTAGAACTTGGTCGTGGTAAAGATGAAATGAAACATGATACATTTAAAGATTGGTACACAAAAGACTTCCAATCATTTATAGATTATAATATTCAAGACGTTGAAATCGTTGACGCATTAGAAGATAAACTTGGCCTGATTGACCTATCATTAACTGTTGCTTATGAATCTAAAGTAAACTATGGTGATATCTTTTCACAAGTTCGAGTGTGGGATACCTTAATTGCAAATCATTTGTTAAGTAAAAATATTTGTATTCCTCCACGTGAAGATAATACTAAGGATGAAAAGTATGAAGGTGCTTATGTAAAAGATCCGATACTTGGCATGCACAAATGGGTAGTTTCTTTTGATATCAATTCACTATACCCTCATATTATTATACAGTATAATATTTCACCAGAAAAGATTATTGGTTTAAATTCAGAAGGTATATCTGTTAATAAGATGTTAGATAAGTCAACATCTTTAGATTATTTAAAAGATAAGAATGCTTGTATTACACCTAATGGTGCATTATTTAAAAACGATAGTCAAGGTTTTCTACCAGAGATGATGGAGACAATGTATAATGAACGTGTTATTTTTAAGAATAGAATGTTACTTGCAAAAAAAGAATATGAGAAAACAAAAGATCCAAGTTTAGTTAGAGAAATATCACGTTGTCATAATATTCAATGGGCAAGAAAGATCGCCTTAAACTCAGCTTACGGTGCAGTAGGTAATGAAT